TTCTCGCCATCCGGCGTAACTGGAGAGAAGATGACAAACTCAAAGCCAAGCGACAGCACTTCGTCCACTACGGATACATTCCCGGATTTGGATTTTACTACTTCGGCCTTATTCACCTTATCGGGGGACATAGTAAAGCTGCAACCTCGTTGCTTCGCCAACTTGTTGACGCAGGAACCCTCAGTAATCTCCCCGGAGGACTCAAATCTAGAGGACTTAGAATTAAGGGAGACGATACTCCAATCGCTCCGGGTGAGTGGCGAGACGTAGATATCCCGAGCGGTGCGGTACGCGACAACATTCTACCGCTGCCGTACAAAGAGCCGAGCCAAGTTTTGGCTTTGATGCTCGATAAGATCGTTGAAGAAGGACGCCGCTTCGCTGCGGTGTCGGATCTCAAAGTCAGCGATATGTCGAGCCAAGCGCCGGTCGGTACTACACTAGCCATCTTGGAGCGCGTTCTGAAAGTGATGTCGGCTGTTCAGGCCCGCATCTACTACGCGATGAAGCAGGAGTTCAAGCTCCTCGCTGCAATCATCCGAGACTACACCCCGGAAGAATATTCGTACGAGCCAGAAGTCGGTTCGCGTAAAGCTAAGAAGTCCGACTACGACGATGTGGATGTCATCCCGGTATCTGATCCGAATGCGGCAACGATGTCGCAGAAGGTTGTGCAGTACCAAGCCGTGATGCAGCTGGCTCAACAAGCCCCGCAGTTATACAACCTTCCGCTCCTGCATCGTCAGATGATCGAGGTGCTTGGCGTTAAGAATGCGGAGAAGTTGGTGCCGATGCCGGACGATCAGAAGCCACGCGATCCGGTCACGGAGAACATGGACGCGATGACGGGCAATCCGCTCAAGGCGTTTATTTACCAAGATCACGAGGCACACATCGCTGTGCACATGGCGTTTGGTAGCGACCCGAAGTTGGCCCAGATCATTGGGCAGAACCCGATGGCTCAGCAGATTACTTCGTCTCTTCAGGCGCACATCATGGAGCACTTGGCGTTCCAGTACCGCCGAGAGATCGAGAAACAGCTTGGTGTGGCTCTGCCGCCCTTGCCGCAAGACGACAACGAGGAGTACGACATGCCTCCGGAGTTGGAGGTTCAGGTGTCGCAGATCAGCGCCGTTGCAGCGCAACGCCTCTTCCAGAAGGATCAGGCCGAGATGCAGGCGCAGCAGATTGCTCAGCAACAGCAAGACCCGCTTGTTCAGATGCAGATGATGGACCTCCAGATCAAGCAGATGGAGGCCGAGACAAAGAAGATGAAGGCGGAAATGGAGATGCGGGTAAAGCAGGAAGAACTGCGTCTCAAAGAACAGCAGAACATCATCAACGCAGCCGCAAAGGAAGACGAGCTTCGCCTACGCGAGGCCGAGATTTCTGGCCGGCAGCAGCTTGATGCAGCCCGTCTTGGCTCAGACATTGAGAAGCACAAGGCGCAAGAATCGAACCGGCAGCAGCTTGAGGGTACGAGACTCGGCGTTGAGATTGCGAAGGCACAAGATCAAGCCTCGCAGCGCAGCGTCAACCCGATGGCGACTAGCCCACGGTCGAGAAAGATTCCCGATAAGGGAGGTAAGTGAGGATAGGTAAATGGCATATAGCAACGCTCTGGAATACTTGGAGTCAAAGCTTCAAGACGAGCGCACTTTGATTGTTGAAGCCCTCATCCAAGGCAAATTGGACGAAGGTGAATACAAACGACTTTGCGGGGCACTTCAGGGTCTCGACCTCGCAAAGAACCATATTCGGGACCTTGCAAAACGCTTGGAGCGCGACGATGAGTAATATTGATATTGAGAAGACGCAGGAGGAGGCAAAGAAAGCCTCTCAACTGCCAGACCCGAAAGGGTATCGAATCCTCTGTGCAGTACCGCACGTAGAAGAGGAATACGAAGGCGGCATCATTAAAGCCGAGGACACCAAGAGGACGGAGGAAATGACTACGGTCGTCCTATTCGTCATCAAGATGGGTGACCTTTGCTACAACGACAAGGACCGCTTCCCGACTGGCGCTTGGTGTAAGGAGGGCGACTTTGTGTTGACCCGCCCCTATGCCGGTACCCGGTTGGTCATCCACGGACGAGAGTTCCGCATCATCAACGACGACACGGTGGAAGCAGTAGTAGACGATCCCCGTGGCATTCGTCGCGTGTGAGGTAAAACATTATGGCTAATGACCAAACTGAATTTAAGTTCCCTGACGAAGTTGAAGCGGAGGCTGAACAAAAAGCTGAAGCAAATCAAGACGTTACGGATAAAATTGAAATAGAGATTGAAGATGATACCCCGCCAGAAGACCGGGGCCGTAAACCACTACCCAAGGATGTAGTCAACGAGCTTGATAATGACGACCTTGAGGATTACTCCGAGAAGGTTAAGAAGCGTCTCTCCCAGATGAAAAAGGTCTGGCACGACGAGCGTCGTGAGAAAGAGCGTGCCCTGCGAGAGCGAGAAGAGGCTCTGAAGTTCGCGCAGATGCGTGAGCAGGAGATCAAGCAGGTCAAGGAACGGCTCGGTCAGAGTGAGCAGGCGTTTGCCAGAGAAGCACAACGCTATGCCACATTTGATTTGAATCTGGCTAAGGAGCGTATGAAGGCAGCGTATGAGGCCGGGGATGCGGAGCAGATTGCCGCCGCTCAGGAACTCATGACCGATGCCAAGCTGAAGCTCCAGAATATTTCTAGATTCACCCCTGCTTTACAAAAGCAAGAGGAAAGAGTAGAACAGAATCAACAGGTAACGACACCTCCAGTGGCTCCTGCGCCACAACCTGACCCAAGGGCTAGGGCGTGGCAGGATAAAAACACTTGGTTTGGTGCTGACGAGGAGATGACCGCCCTCGCACTCGGCCTGCACGAAAAACTGGTCCGGAGCGGCGTAGACCCGAGCACAGACGAGTATTACCGCCGAGTCGATGAAACTATGAGGAAAAGATTCCCCGAGGCATTTGACGATGCCGAAGAGGATGAACAGCCTCAAACGAAGCAGGCCCAAAAGCCCGCTCGCACTAACAAGCCAGCTACTGTTGTGGCCCCAGTTACGCGGGGAACCGCGCCGCGTCAGGTCCGCCTGACACCGACTCAAGTTGCAATAGCCAAGAGACTTGGACTGAGCAATGAACAGTACGCACGTGAACTTATGAAACTGGAGAATGACAATGGCTGAGAATAGATTGACTCGTGAAGTTGAAAATCGAGAGTCAGCGCAACGCAAAATGGCGTGGACTCCCCCTCAAACGCTCCCTGAACCGGAGCCAGAAGACGGGTGGGTGTTTCGCTGGATCCGGACAAGTATTATGGGTCAAGCAGATCCCTCTAATACGTCTGCAAAATTTCGGGAAGGATGGGAGCCGGTTAAGGCTTCTGAACAACCCAAACTGATGATGCAAGCTGATCCCAATAGTCGTTTTAAAGACAACATTGAGATTGGCGGGTTATTGCTCTGTAAGGCTCCGGCTGAACTGATGAAGCAGCGTGATGACTATTACGCCCGCCAAGCTCAGTCTCAGATGCAGTCTGTAGACAATAACTTTATGAGGCTAAGCGATGAGCGTATGCCCCTCTTTAATGAGAGGAAGACATCGGTCTCGTTTGGCAAGGGCAAATAAATTCATTTTAGGAGTATCAAATGGCTTATCCCACTGTTGATGCACCTTATGGCTTGAAACCGGTCAATTTGATCGGCGGCTTGCCGTTTGCAGGTGCTACGCGACAGATTCCGATTGGGAGCAACTACGGCACCGCTATCTACAACGGTGATGTCGTTCAGTTGAACTCGTCGGGAAATGTCATCATTACGACCCTCCAGAACAATGCCTCGCCGGTTAACGGCGTCATCGGCGTGTTCCTCGGCTGTTCGTACACCAACCCGACCACGAAGCAGAAGCTCTTCTCGCAGTACTACCCCGGTAGTGTTGTGGCTGACGACATTGTTGCGTACGTCTCGGATGATCCGAACGCGCTCTACAAGGTTGTTAACGTGACGAGCAACGTTGCGGACAGCACTTCTGGCGGCCTCCTCCCGGCTTATGTTTCCCGCGCCAACTCGTTTGGCACGAACGCGGAACTCGTCCTCAATACGGGTTCTTCGATCACGGGCGACAGCAAGATGGGCATTTACATCAACAACGTGACGACCTCGTTGCCGTTCCGTGTGGTTGATGTGGTGGTGGACACTGCGAATAGCAGCGGCAACATTGTCGAGTTCATCGTCAAGTTCAACGCTGGGTACCACGCGTATAACAACGCGTCGGGCACCTAATAGGGAGTTCTAAGAAATGGCTATTTCACGTGCACAATTACTGAAAGAGCTGCTTCCCGGCCTGAACGCCCTGTTCGGTCTGGAGTACAAGCAGTACGGCGAAGAGCACAAGGAGATCTACGAGACTGAGACCTCCGAGCGTTCCTTCGAAGAAGAGACGAAGCTGAGCGGATTCTCCGCTGCCCCGGTCAAGCCGGAAGGCCAAGCCATTGCGTACGATAACGCGCAGGAAGCTTGGACGGCTCGTTACAACCACGAGACGATTGCTCTCGGCTTCTCCATCACGGAAGAGGCGGTTGAGGACAACCTGTACGACTCGCTCAGCAAGCGTTATACGAAGGCTCTTGCTCGCGCTATGGCGTACACGAAGCAAGTTAAGGCGGCCTCGGTCCTTAACAACGGTTTCGCTGCTGCCTACACGGGTGGTGACGGTCAGCCGTTGTTCTCGGCCTCGCATCCGCTTATCTCGGGCGGCACCAACAGCAACCGTTTGACGGCTTCTGACCTCAACGAAACTTCGTTGGAAGCGGCTGTCATTCAGATCGCTGGTTGGACCGACGAGCGTGGTCTCTTGATCGCGGCGAAGCCCAACAAGCTCATCGTTCCCCCGGCCCTGATGTTCGTTGCCAAGCGACTCCTCGACACGGAACTCCGTGTTGCGACCGCTGATAACGACATCAACGCGCTGAAGGCGATGGGTGCGATTCCGGGTGGTTACACCGTGAACCACTTCTTGACCGACACGAACGCTTGGTTCTTGACGACCGACGTTCCGAACGGCATGAAGCACTTCATCCGCACCCCGCTTGCCAATAGCATGGACGGCGATTTCGACACCGGCAACGTCCGGTACAAGAGCCGCGAGCGTTATAGCTTCGGCTGGTCGGATCCGCTGGGCATGTTCGGTTCGCCGGGCGCGTCCTGATAGCTTTCTCCTA